CAACAGGCCCACCACTGCGCCCAGGATGTACGGCCACCACGGCTCCTGCGGCGGCAGCTTGACGCCCAGTTCGTCCAGGTCCACGCACGGCTCTGCAGCCTGCGGGTAGCGGCCCTGTTGGTCGCAACCCAGCGGGATGCGCGGGTTGTACTGCATGGGTTCGTGCGCCTCTGGGTGCAGCACGCGGCGGATTTCGTCTTCGGTGGTCATTCCTTTTCCCCCTTCAAATACCGCTGCAGCCGATCAATCCGCGAGCGGTGGTAAGCGCACATCGCGTCCGCGTATTCCGCAGCGGACTCTGCGGCCAGCAACTGCCGGCGGGCCTCGTCCAGCTCGCGCGCCGCCAGAACCTCGGGCGACGCGGGGCAGAACATTCCCGTCAGTGATTGGCGCCACCAGTTCATACGCCCTCCTTCGCCCGGCGCTCGTAGGCCAAGATGTCGCTCATCCGATACCTGATGCGCGGCCGCTCGCCGTCACCAAGGCGCAGGTAAGACGGCCCGCTGTTATTGACCCGCCACTGGCTGAGCGTGTGCAGGCTCAGGCCCCAGCGGATGGCAAGCTGTGCGGGTGTGATCAGGTGCTGATCGGGGGGTTGGCTGGCGGCGCTCACAACGCACCCCCTTCCGCCTCGGGCGCAGGCGCCTGCTCGGCGCGGATCTCCTCCGCGCGGCGCTGCACGGCGGCCACCACGCGGTCGCGGTCCGGACCCTTCGGCACTTGGCGCATCTGCGGGCGCAGCAGTTCCAGGAACTCCAGTGTGGCGGCGCCATCGATGTCGCGCACCAGAGCCTCCACGTCCACTGCCGGCGGGGGCGGCGGCGGGGTTACCTCTTCGACGGCGCCCATGTCGCGGGCGGGGCGCGGGGCCATGTCCTCGGCCTCCTCGGGCGTGTAGGTGCCGATGGCCACGCCGGGGTAGATGGTGCGGATGCCTTCGCTGATGCACCGCGCCCGCAGCATCTGGCGTGGGTAGGATTTCCACGTCGGGTTGCGCGTCAGGCCCGCGTCCTGAGCCATCTTGGTCGTCCACTCAATGCGGACGCTGCCGCCCTGCGGGTGCGAGAACGTGCCCACCACGCGCTGGTCGGTGTACTCGCCCCATTCCACCTTGCCGCCAGCCTGCTGGAACCGGGCCAGCATGGCGTCGGCTCGCAGCGTGGGGCGACCGTTGATGACGTGGTAATCGCGGGCGGCGATGGCGGGGTGCATGCCCTCGGCCTGCGCCACCAGCATGAGGGCCATTGCCTGGTCGGGCGTTTTGACGCCGAACAGGCCGGACTTGGCGACCGCAAGCGCCATGCGCTCAATTTGATCTACGGGGACAAGTGCTGTCATGGGTATTACTCCTGTGGTTGGGTGAGTTGGTAGCCGGCGACAAGATTTTCAAAGCCCTCGTTGACGTTGTATTCCTTTTCAAACGCTTCATCAATCATCTTGCCAAGCTCAAGCAACTTGTTGCGCCCGCAGTGCTCCAAAACAAAAGGAAAAATTACATCCCATGCTGTGACCATCTTTTGGGTTTCTTCGTCTTCTTCTTTCCATGCTTCTTTTAGTTGATCTTTGAGGCTCTTGACAAGCAAATCGTATGCTTCGGCCATAAATGTTGGTTCGTATGGGTTTGACATATGTGTTCTCCTCAGTGGGGCGAGCCGCAAGGCGGCTGCAGCTCACCCCGGTTCATCAGTCGCTCAGGCCCGCGGCTTCACCCGCCGGCAGTTCCTGCTCCGGAATTCCCGCGGTTTCCACGGGCGTGCCTGCAGCCATCAGGCTGATGATGTCGTCCTGATTGGCCGGCGTCACAAGGAACGTGGGCGTGACATGGCGCAGCGCGTCGGCCGAGGTGTAGGCCCGCACCAGCCGCTCGTTGGCGTGCATGTCCGTCACGACGAAGACCTTCATCTTGCGCGTGTAGGGTCGCTTCTGCTTTTCCTGAGTCATTTTCTGCTTTCCGCGAGACGCCGCAGCGCCTCGACTTGGGTGCCGACCTCGGCAAGGAATTCCGTGACCCTGCGCTCGAGGTCGGCAACATACGCCGGGTCACGGTTGATGCGCTGGACGTGCAGTTGCAGTTCAGCAGGCATGCGGGGATCGTAAGAAACGAAATCGCACCACTGCCGGCCAGTGATCCACATCTGGCCCTGTACCTGCGGAATGTGCTCGTCTGGCATGCCGTTCAGCAGCGTCTCAATATGCACGGCGGTGTTCCACGGGCACTTGATCTCAACCAAGCCATCCCAGTCCACCAGGCCGTCCGGGCTGCAGCCTGCCATCAGGGTGTCATGGGCGACGAAGCCCGTCTCTTCCACCGCGACGCCCGTGCGCTGCTCGTATGCCGCCCTGGAGGCGGGCTCTTGCTCCGTGCCCCAGCGCATGGCAGCGTTCTCATAACTGGGCACAGGCTGGCCGGTCAGGCGCTCAACCACAAGTTCCGTCAGGTATTTCTGGCGGTCAGCGGCGGGTGCGTTGTTCTTGAGGCGAGCCAGCACATCCTTGAACCGGGACGCGGTGGCCTTGCCGCAGCGAGCGGCGTACCAGTCGTCGGTGCGTTGGTCTGCGGTTTCGAGGATCATGCAAATCTCCTGCGAAATTCAGCGGATTGTGCGCCCCACGCGACGGCTTGTGCGCCCCACGCGGCGGCAGTCGCGGCAGCAGACGCGGCGGCTTTCGCGGCGTCCCACGCGGCGCCGCGAGCGGCGGCAGTCGCGGCGGCATGCGCGGCGGTAGTAGCGGCAGGCGCGGCGGCTTTCGCGGCGGCCATCGCGGCGTCCCACGCGGCGTCCCTCGCGGCGGCAAACTCATCATCCGTGGCTTGTGCGTTAGCGTGTCGCTCTGCTACGTCAAGGGCGGCCAACGATCGCGGGTCGGTCATCAAGTGTTGCACCTGTCTGGCGCACCACACGGCGTACAGTCGTGCTTCGCGGTCGATACCGTCGCAGACACGCAGGCACCACAAGGCATCGTTCAGCCCGTTGCTGTCCAGAATCGTGACCAACGCCAGCGGCTCGTCATCGGCTTGAGTTTTGCCAAGGTAGCGGAGCAGCTTGGCCCAGCCATCAGCGCACGGGCTCTGTGCGCGGATTTTGTTGAGGGTGGTGTAGGTGGTCATTCCAAACCTCCTCAGAAATCGTCGTAGAACTCAGGCTCAGGGTCGCCCTGCTGCGAAGCGCACAACTGATCCTCAAGCCGCCGCAGCCGGTCGGCGCTGTCCCGCAGAAACCGCGACTGCAGTTCGTAGCGCGCCGCCTCGGACTGCGCACGGGTGCCGCTGAGCAGGCAGGCCAACAGCGTGTCAACACACACGCTGTCCATGTCCTCCTCGCGCACAAGAATCGTTGAGAACGCCGCACCCTCGCGGGCGCGGCTCACTTCGGCAAGCCACTCCTGCCAGTCTGCCGAACAGGCCAGCAAGTGGTCACGGGCTTCCTGTTTGTACGGGTGGTCTCCGTCAAAACCGGCGGGATGCGTGGGCCAGGTGGCCACGTCGCCGGGACCGGGAATCGCAGAGAAATTCATCGCCATCGCTCCTTTTGTTTGCGGGATGCGCCGCAACGCATGGGCATCATACAAGACAGTCGCGGAGCGTCAAGCAGCATCGTATACCCGCGTGGAATAGTCGGGATATGGACGCGGCGAGCGGGGCGGGCCTATGATCGCGGCCCATGGACCTGACACCACGCCAGCAAGAGACGCTTGCCGCCGTCGAGCGGCTGCAGCCCGTCAACAGACGCACCATCGCTCGCGCCCTGCATGTGCGTGAGGAGACGGCCTCGCAATACCTTGACGCACTGCGTCGCGCCGGCTTGATCCGGCCGAGCAGAGTAGGGCGTCATTCGTCGTGGGTGCTGGCCGAGCCGCGCAACACGGCGGCGGACGTTGCAATAGCTCAGGCCGCTAGCGTGTGGGAATATGCTCGACGTTTAGAGGTTGCGCCATGACGATTGAATGGAACCCCGGCCCGCCGCCGGCTGTGGGCTGGTATCGGGCCAGCGTGGCCCGTAAGGGACAGTTTCTCCGCTGGTGGGACGGCGCGAAGTGGTCGCGCGCTGCGACCCCGTGGTTTGACCGCGACGAGGCCGCCCAAGTGGCCGCGATGGCGGCGCCAGCAACCGTGCAGCGGCGCATTTGGTGGTCTTGGATGGAGGAAAAGAAATGACCTCAGACTGGGAAGTTGCCCCAGCAGGCACGCTCGCCCTGCTGGACAAGTGCCGGCACGTCAGCCTGACGGACGACGAAATCGGCCGTCTGTGGTTCAAGGCCGCGCTGCCTGGCGTGACGGAAACGCAGGCACGGTTTCTGATCCGTGCTGCGGAGGCGCAGCTGCGAACGAAGATGGTTCCGTGGAGGCCAGTCGAATGAAACTGAGCGACGAAAAACTGGCGGTTCTGGCTTTCGTGCAGGCGCATCAGCCGGTGCTGCGTGAGCAAGTGGCGGCGCATCTGGGCTGCAAGCAGGATACTGCGGCGCAGCATCTGAGGAAGCTGCGCGTGCAGGGCAGGCTGCAGAAACGCCGCATCAATGAGCACATCTGGGTGTGGGTGATTGCCGGTGCTCCGCCGCCGCCGAATTTGGCCGTCAAACCGCTGGTGCAGCACAAGCTGAAGGCGCATGAGCAAGTGGCGAGTGTCTGGGATTACGCGGCGAGGTGCGCAGCATGACCGAACGTGGCCGCCGAACCCTGCGCGAGCAGATGCTCCGCAACCAGCAGACAGAGTCGCTGTACGCCGCGCTCAGCGGCAAGCCGGCGCGAGAACTGCCGATACCTCCGGAGCCGAAGAAGCGGGCCCCAGCGAAGCCCGGCACGGAGCCGAGCGAGGCCGACATCCTGCGGGCGATCATGGCGCTGCTAAAGCGCCACCCTCGCGTGGCGCAGTGCTGGCGACAGAACAGCGGCACCTTTGCGGAGCGCAACAGGGACGGCTCGACGCGGTATATCCGGGCCAACACGCAGAAAGGCATGAGCGACATCATGGGCGTTCTGAAAGACGGGCGGACGCTGGCCATCGAGGTCAAGTCGCGCGTCGGCAAGATGCGCCCCGGACAGGATGAGTTCCTGCAGACCATCCGGCAGGCCGGGGGCGTGGCGGGCGTTTGCCGCAGTGTGGACGATGCGCAGCGGCTGCTGGGGGATGCATGACAACGAAACTCGACTTCAGCGCCCTCGCGCAGCGCCTGCTCATCAGCGCGGAAACCCTCGTCCCCCAGTGGCTCGCAGGCGGTCGCAGGCGGGGCCATGAGTGGGTCACCGGCGACCTAGCAGGCGGCGAGGGCGACTCCTGCTCCGTCAACCTCCTGAGCGGCCGGTGGGCCGACTTCGCCACCGACGAGCGC